AATAAAAAACACACAAACAGCACAAGTCGAAAAAACAGACTTTGGTGATGCCGTAGCTCCTGATATAAAAGAAAATGAAGCCATCAAAGATTATGTAGCCAACATAGAAGTTGAAACTAGCGAAATTACAGATAGCGTGTTTGACTCAGTATACAAAGTAACAGATAGTTTATCAAACATGAATGAAACGCTAAGCAATAGCAACAACAACAATGATACATACACAATTGTGAATAATGTAAATGATAGCCTTAACGACTTTAACTCAACAACAAACCAAACAGTTGAAGCGATAGAAAATGTAACGCAAGCACTTGATGTTTTTATATTTAGATTTGAAGATACTTTTTTGAACTCAATAGCAAACAATATAACATCACTTGAATCAATTTACAAAACAAGTTCGTCATCGTCAAACCTTAGCTATGCAGACTCACTAGCGGTAGCAAACAGTGCCAGAAGTAATTTAATATCCAACCCGCTTGACATAACAGCTGGCGAAAACTATGCGAGTGCATACAATCAGCTTGTAAGCTCTGCTGATGAGTACTTAAGTGACATGTCAAACTTCAACTCTAAAGCTGAGTACTCTTTTGCAAGTGCAACTGTAGATGGTCAAATATCTGCTTTTCAAGATACTGCTATTCAAACAGTAAGTGTCCTTGACTCGATGAACAACTTCTTATCTACAATAAATCAAGCATTTTCAGACGGCATACTTAGTGATGAAGAAAAAGCAACAATCGCAGGTGTAGCTGATAGCGTAAACACAAAAAACGAGACATTGCTCGGCTCGTCTGGGAGTGTTGTTGCAGGGTTAGGATTAATTCCGACAGCTATAAACTCTCAGACTTATTATGATAATGCAGGTCTCGCTACTGACGTAAACATGAATGCTCAAGAATATTTTAACAATAACTCCATTGTAAAATCTGTAGAAGCTCAAGAATACTATAATAACTCAGGTCTTGCTACTGACGCAAATATAAATCTTCAAGAATATTATAACAATAGTGGTCTTGCAACAAATGCGAACATGAATGCTCAAACTTATTTCAACAACAACGGTCTTGCTTTAAATACTTCGCTCGTAGGTTCAAACTCAGTAGGTAGCTTCGTTCAAAGCCTGATGGGTGGTGGTACATCTGGAATCTCTTTATCGAGAATACAAGCAGGCTTACCTACACTTAGCGTTGCTACTGGGCTTGATGTGAGCAAACTTTCAAACATAGCAACAAGCACAGCACAGACTAATAGCTCAGTTAGTGGGGTGACAGGTGCTGTGAATAATACAAATATTAAAGGTGGTGGGGTATCTAATCTTGGGCAGTTGAGACTTCGCTCAGTAACAGGAACGACCGCATATTTTTATGCAAACGGAAATGCCGCAACTCCATCAAATTACTCAACTATACGGACAACCGAAACATACAGCTACTACGCAAAAGGTGGCTTCACAGGCTACGGAATGGGCGAAAGAGATAGCACAGGGCAAAAACAAGCGGGAATCGTTCATGAGGGTGAGTGGGTAGCTCCTGAGTGGATGGTGAAAAATAATCCTGAACTATTTGTATCCATGGAAAACGCTAGAAAAAACAGAGGTTTTGAAAATTATGAAATGCCAACATCTGCATCATTTTCTGCAAACAATTTTACATCTTCAAAAAATGACAGCTCTTCTGAAATCGTTATGGAACTAAAGGCATTAAAAAAAGAGCTTGATGAAATCAAAAAAACAAATGAGTACATAGCCATAAAATCACAAGAGAGAGAAGATAGAGAAAAAAGAGCAGAACAGCTCGCAAGGATAGCATAATGAAAGTTGTAAAGCCTATTGATTTGAAAAACAACATAGTCATAGACTATACACAGACGAGCTCTCCTGATGCTTTACTGAGTGAATGGGACCCTTTAAAATCTGACTATGTTTTTAAAGATGAAGTAAAAGTAAGTGCTGATAAGAAAAAGTATAAACTTGCAGCACAAACATCTAATCCTGGTTTAATTCCAAAAGACAATCCTAGCATCTGGATAGCCTCGCCTTTTGTTGAACTTGCTATGTTTGAATATAACAACGACTATGCAACGACACTCTCAAGTAACTTTGTTGCGACAATTCCTAGTGCTTACATACTAGATACACTCTACTTTCAGAACATAGACGGCGATACTATATCTATCACTTTGTTAGATTCAAATGATGATGAGCTTCAAATAATGAGTGAAGATATCTACGACTGGGATATAGATAGTTTTGGGAAATACTTGTGGCCAGATGATCCAATCTTAAAAACTAAAATACAGTTTGATTTTATAGATTTAAACACAGAAAAAATAAAAATTGAGATTTTAGGCTCAAGCATATCATGCGGCTTTGCAGTTGCAGGCTATAAAGAGGATTTGGGAATGTCTTTAAGAGATGGTATCTCGTACAATCAAAACAATTTCTATGCGAGTACTCGTGATGCATGGGGAAATTTGATTGATTCAAAACTTCGCATAATTGAAGATGTGTCTATCCCAGTTGCAGACTACAACGACGATATCGATAAAAATGTAAATAAAATAGCACAACTTTATGGCACTCCACATCTTTTTATAGCGGACGATAGAGACAAAGAAAAAGTGCAGTTTAAGTTCATAAACATCTTTGGAAACATAACTTCAAACTCAGTGACACCAGCTGGTGGAAGAACAGACAAAATCTTAAAAATAGAGGGGAAATAAATGAGTACACCAAACATAAGTAGCATAGGAAGTTTTCCAAACTTCAACGACTATAAAACACTTGGAAAACAGGCATATGCCATAGCAGTAAGAGACTGGCTAAGTAAAATGGAAACATTCGGAATTGACATAAACGCAGTTTCTGCATACATAGCACAAGCTCTTGCAGATACGATTGAGAATAGGGACGAGTCAAAAGCAGAAGCTTTGGTGATTATGGCTCAAACAAACGATATAAAAAACACAACTGATGCGATAAGGCTAACCACGCTAGGCTACAAAAACGACACTCTAGGCTACAAGAACACAGCTCTAGTATACAGAAACGAAGCCATACAAGCAAAAGAAGCGATAGCTGGCTATTTAGTTCCAACAAACGCAACTTATACACCTGAGCAAATTAACGCTCTAAATAACCAACAAGATTTAGAAAACTTTCTAAACTTTAAATTTTAACAAGGAAAAAAAATGGCAAATGCAAAAACAGTTTTAAAAGAGACGGCTCTTAGCTTCATTGAAGCGGCTACGAGTTTAGACAATGTGGCTTACTTGGTTAAGTCTCTTGTAGACAATGACATGTACGATTCTACACTTCAAGAAGCGGTGGATAACAAAGTAACGGCTCTTGCTCCTACTTCAAGTGCTAAAAATGTGGCATACACTATGAGTGCTTTGAGTGCTAGTAAAGAGCTTGATTATAGCATTTATGGAATCGGAACAGTGGGGAAAATAGGCTTTGGTGTTTCGTGTCTAACTGCTTTAGAAATACCTGATGGGTTTACAGTAGGTACAGGTTACTATACTCTTGGTGCTCCTGATTATGCTCGTTTGTATGATGCGAGTGGTTCACATATGACCGCTATAAGAAAACACTGGTTTAAAATAACTGGAAATACATTTACTTTTCATGATACCCCAGTGAGCGGTTCTGTTTTACCTCGTATGTTCATAAACGCAGGAATAGAAGTAAATGCAGTGCTTGTTGACATCCACACTTGCGGAAATGAGGGCGGTGTTTTTGTGAGCAAGCCTAACCTCGACCCATGTTCTACTAGTTCAAGCCACAACCCTATATCTGCACTAAATAATTCGCCTGCAAACAATTACGGTGGGCTATATAAGGCTGTAAAAACACGTGGTGCTGAGTATTTTCTTATGCCAACGTGGACTTATACACACTTGGCGTTTATGGCAAAGGCTCACGGCGAAGCATCAACAAGTACTGCGGCATGTGCATTTATAGACGTAAATCCAAAAATGCCAAAAGGAAATAACAATAATGCTCTTATAGATGTAAACGATAGCGGTGTTACCTTTACTACAAGCGGTTTTTCAAACTGTGCAATGACTGGAAGTGGAAAGCCTTTTGCAAAAACTACTCACAACGGTCAAGATTGCGGGATAGCTGATTTGAATGGGAATATGAGTGAAGTTTCGAGTGGCTTTACAAGAACTGATGCACTTGGCTTTTTAGTGATGAAAGAGTCAGTAGACATAAGAAGCATTACTGATGATGGCACTGGAGCTACTGGAGCTTACAACACCGCTCTTTATGATGTCATAGACATAAGTGATGTGGTAAGTGACAATAGCGGATGGACTTACTTTGGGAATGGAACAAATCAAGTATTTGGGATGAATACAAACAGAACAACAGACGAGTACAAAAGAACTGCTCTAGGTTTACCACTCGCAACTGGTGTCAGTGGTGGAACTACTGAGTTTGGAAACGATGGGCTTTACAGATACTTACGAAACGAGCTGGCTTGTCTATGCGGTGGCTATTGGGGTAATACTTCTGATGCTGGCGTTTTCTATCGCCATTTGGGCGGTTACCGCACTAGCTCTAGCAATACTGTTGGCGGACGTGCCTCGTACCTTGTGTGAGTGAACGATAGTGAGCGGGAGTAAGTAAGAGATGAGCATACATAGCGAAGCGGTTTTAAACAGAAAGTTTATGCAGATGATAAAGTTGCTAAACATATACTTGAATCATTTTCCAAGACATGAAAAATATGCTCTCTCAAATGGCATACGCAATACCGCGTATAGTATTTATGACCTCATAACAGAGTGTCAAAAAAGATACTATAAAAAGACATCGCTCACTGAGCTTGATGTAACTCACGAAAAGCTTCGCATGCAGATTTATCTCGCAAACGAGTTAGGGTACTTCACTTTTAAAGATGGAAAACCAAACAAAGAAGTAGATGCACCAAAGAGATTTTTAGCGATATCTAATCTAATAGATGAGATAGGAAAAATCATAGGAGCTTGGATAAACAAGCTTCGTGAGGCTGGAAAAATATAATGAAGAATATAGGGCACGATAGCAATATGAAATCTGAGATGGCTTGTCAATGCGGTGGCAATTGGAGTAATACTTCTGATGCTGGCGTTTTCAATCGCAATTTGAACAATAACCGCACTAACTCTAACAATAATGTTGGCGGACGTGACTGTTTTTCTAAACTTGAAACAACAAAAGTTGATACTAGAAAAAGAGGGATATCGTGTCCTGCTATTAGCGAAATCAAAAATGAAGAAAGTCTTTTGAGTAGCAGTGTCGAAAATCAGACTAAATCAAAACGAGTAGGCTTTTTGTTTGAAAAAGCTTTTACTAAAGAAAACCTATATGATGCTTTTTTGGACGCAAGAAAAGGCAAAAGAGTTAAAAGTGCAACACTTAAATTTGAAGTAAATTTAGGTTCAGAAATTGAGTCATTATACAAAGAACTACACGGTGGAACATATAAGCCTAGAGCTTACTCACAGTTTTATGTGTATGAACCAAAAAAGAGACTTATAAATGCACCATCGTTTAGAGACTTGGTCGTGCAACATGCCATATACAGAACCATATATGATGTGTTTGATAGAACTTTTGTAGATACTTCTTATGCCTGTAGAAAAGGCGGTGGAACTCATAAAGCAAGTCATTACACTCAAAGAGAGATACGAAAGTATGATGGAAATTTGTACTTTATCAAGTTAGACATTAGAAAGTTTTTTTACTCTATCGATAGACAAATTCTTAGAAAAATGTTTGAGAAGAAAATAAAAGATACGAGATTTATAGACATCATGTGTGAGTTTATGGAGATGAACACAGAAAAAGGCATACCAATAGGAAATCTTCTATCACAGATTTATGCACTTATATATCTTAATCCACTGGATCACTTTATAAAGAGAGAACTTAAGGTTAAAAGTTATGTTCGCTATGTGGATGATTTTGTAATGATAGGATTAAGCCTAGAAAAAGCAAAAGAGTTTAAAAGTAGATGCGAGAAGTTTGTACAAGATGAACTTAGTTTAGAATTATCGCACTGGCATATTCAAAAGATTAAACGCGGGATTAATTTCGTAGGTTATAGAACTTGGAAAAGCATTAAGTTCGTAAGAAAACATAGTATTTATAAAATGAAAAAAGCAATTAAAAAACTCAAAATTGAGTCAATAATTTCCTTAATAGGGCATGCAAAAAGAACTGCAACTATGCCCTATTATAGAAGATTGTTGATTGAATCTGATGTTTTAAATTTATTACCAAAGAGGAGCGTGGCATGTTTAAATATATAAAGTTTGAAAAAGTAGAGACTGAGTT